AAATCTGAACCTAAAGAGCAATTATATATTCGTATTGATGATAAACTTAATAGAATACATAAAGGTAAAGAATATGCATCAGAGGATACTATTTTAGATCTTATTGGATACCTCGTATTATTAAGGACATTAGATGACAACAGATGATTTAGTAAAACACTTAGACCTTGTAAACCAAGTTGCTTCTGAGTACCTAAAAGGCTTTGATGCTTCTCAAATTTCAAATACGCTAGATATTCCACGTCCAAGAGTCATGGCATTGCTTAATGACTGGCGCTCTATGGTCTCAAACAATCAAGCAATTCACGCAAGGGCAAAAGAAGCACTCGCTGGAGCAGATCAACACTACTCATCTTTAATTAGAAAAACATATGAGGTTATAGACTCTGCAGATTCTTCTGCAAACCTAACAGCAAAAACAACCGCTATCAAACTGATAGCAGACATTGAAAGCAAAAGACTTGAGATGCTGCAAAAAGCGGGGTTATTAGACAATAAAGAAATAGCAGAACAGATTATTGAAATGGAAAGAAAGCATGACATATTAATAAAGATATTAAAAGATATTGCTTCAAGCCATCCAGAAATTAGGGAAGAGATAATGAAACGTCTTTCTGAAATCCAAACTGAGGTGATTGTAATTGACAACGATTGATTTTAGTGACTTTATAGAAGCACTAGATGAAAGTCCTTTTTTAGAATTTCCAGTAGATGTTAAAACATTTGTTATGAGTAAAGACTATTTAAATCAACCAGAGTTATCAGATTATCAGTATACCCTCGTAGAGTGTATGAGTCAGATATATAAAGAAGAAGATGTTCAAAGATGGTTGGGTAAAGAAGAAGGAAAGGAACATTACAAAAAATATACTAAGCAAGAAGTTATTCTTATGTGTGGAAAGGGTAGTGGTAAAGATCATACTTCTACTATTGGTTGTGCTTATATTGTGTATAAATTATTATGTTTGAAAGATCCGTCAAGATATTTTGGTAAACCATCTAATGATGCTATAGATTTAATTAACGTAGCGGTAAACGCTCAGCAAGCAAAGAACGTATTCTTTAAAGGCTTTAAGTCAAAGATTGAGGGATCTCCTTGGTTTGCTGGAAAGTATGAAGCAAAAGCAGACAATATAGAATTTAATAAATCTATTACAGTTTATTCTGGACATTCTGAAAGAGAGTCTGCCGAAGGTTTAAACTTAATGCTTGCAGTTCTTGATGAAATTTCAGGGTTCGCAATGGAGGGTGCTGGTGGTAATGATCAAGGAAAGACCTCAGATAACCTTTACAAGGCCTTTAGGGGGTCTGTAGACTCACGTTTCCCAGACTTTGGTAAAGTTATACTCCTATCATTCCCAAGATTTAAAGGTGACTTTATTTCTAAAAGATATGAAGATGTTGTTGCAGATAAACAAACAATAATTAGAAAGCATCAGTTTACAATTAATCCAACATTAAGTGAAGAAGATCCAAATAATAAGTTTGAGGTAGAGTGGGAAGAAGATCATATTGAGTCTTATAAGTACCCTGGAGTATTTGCTTTACGTAGACCAACATGGGAAATGAATCCAACTAGAAAGATAGAAGATTTTAAGTTAGCCTTTTTTACAGATCCAGCAGATGCACTTATGCGTTTTGCATGTATGCCAACAACTTCATCAGATGCTTTCTTTAAATCAAGAGAAAAAATAGAAAAGGGTTTGTCAAATAGAAATCCATTAGATAGCGTAAGAAGATTTGATATTAACTTTAAGCCAAACCCAGATACGGTTTACTATGTTCATGCAGACTTAGCACAAAAACATGACAAGTGTGCTGTAGCAATAAGTCACGTTGACAAGTGGGTAAGTGTACAATCTTTTAATGACTATGAGCAAATTGTTCCATTTGTAGTTGTAGATGCAATTGCTTGGTGGGAACCACATCGTGAAGGGCCAGTAGATTTAAGTGAAGTAAAAAACTGGATTATAGATTTGAGAAGACAAGGATTTAATTTAGGATTGGTTACCTTTGACCGTTGGCAATCATTTGATATACAACAAGAATTAAAACAGGTAGGAATAAAGACTGAAACTTTATCAGTAGCAAAGAAACATTATGAAGACTTAACTATGTTGTTCTATGAAGAAAGATTAATAGCACCTCATATAGATATATTGTTAGAAGAACTATTAGAACTTAGAATTATAGGTAATAGGGTTGACCATCCTAGAAAGAAGTCTAAAGATTTGGCTGATGCTATGTGTGGATCAGTTTATAACTCTATATCAAATACAGAAAGAAATAGAATTAAAGAAATAGACATTCATACCTGGTCTCAAGGTGGTACAGACTCAGACAATGCAGAAGATTTCTTTCCAGACAAGATTAAGGGTAGGTCCTTAGATTGGAACGGAGGGTACCGACTTGTCTAATGAAGAGTATGTAAACGAAGAAGATCTTTCAAACATTATTTTGCAGTTGATAGAAATGGGGGCATTGGAAATTAGAGGGTATGACTCTATTAGTAATCAGTTTACATATAATCTAACTCCTAAATGCCAAGAAATAATGCCAGAACTATTTGAAGAGCATTTTAAGATGATCAATGAATTAGCCTTTAAATTATGGTCTAAAGATCTAATTGAACTTACCTTTGATAAAAACGGTATACCCATGGTTATGCCTAAAGATACAGAATATACAAGGTCTGTTATGTATACCCTGCCTGAAGATGAAAGATTCTTTTTAGAAAATCTATTAGATAAATACAAAAAAGACATGAAAGAATAGTGATATAATTTTATTATGCCTTATGATATTGTAAGAAATGGCCCTGGTTGCAATGGCGGATATGCCGTAGTTGGTCCTTCAGGAGCAATTGGATGCCATCAAACAAGAGGATCTGCAATTAGACAACAACGTGCTTTGTATGCAGCAGAATCAAACAGTAAAAAATCAATCATGCCAGAAGAGTGGGAAGGAAAGCCACTATACGATGAATTGTCAAGTGCAGAAAAAATGCTTGCTGATTCATTATTAAAATTAGCAGAAGAAGCGGGTCCACTTGATAAAGCAGAAGGAATTTGGGTTGGCTATGTAGATGGTGAAAATAATGAAAATAATTCCATAGGAGTAAACTGTGGAAACTGTGCACTACATAAATCATCAGTTGCATGTGCAATATTAGAAATGCCAATTGAAGAAGAAGGTGCTTGCAGATTTGCAGTAATTCCAGATGGATATGTAACTGCAGAAAATGATATGGATGATATGGAAAGTTACATAGACATGGAAGATGAAATGTCTAAAAGATCTTTAGAAGATTTAGATTTAAGACCAACAGAATCAATGGCAAACAATGCTCGTAGAGGTTTAGAATTAAGAAGAAAATTTGGTCGTGGTGGCACAGCAGTTGGAGTTGCTCGTGCTCGTGATCTTATGAATAGAAATAAATTAAGTCCAAGCACAGTATTAAGAATGTATTCTTTCTTTTCTCGTCATGAAGTAGATAAACAAGGTAAAGATTTTAACAACTCAGAAAGACCATCTAATGGAAAGATTGCTTGGCTTCTTTGGGGTGGAGATTCTGGCTTTGCATGGGCTAAGTCAAAAAGAAATGCAATTATGAATATTAGATCACAAAAATCTGACGGTATATGGATAGATTCTCCATTTAGTTTACAAAAGTATATTGACAAATCAGACTACGACCTGTAGAATATATATAATAGAAAGGGACCGTGATGAATAGTGAAGAACCTACTGAGATTTTACAATCTTTGCTTCAGTATTATCGCTCTAAATGCTCTCAACTTGAATATGAATTTTTATCATACAAGATCATATCAGAAAGAGAACTTTCAAAATTTAGAGAACAGTCTGTTTCAAAAGATAAAAAAGGGTAAAAAGTTTTCTCAAATGCATAAACTTTTAAATAAAGATAGTGTTGATGTTGCTATCGTTGATAAAAATGCTTATTGGGTACATAATAATACTTTTTATGTAGCAGAAATAAATGATTTAGGCGAAATAGATACAGATAATGCAAAGAAGATAGATGTATTTTCATTATCAAATAAAGAAGCAAAAAACTTATTAAAGATCCTAGACTCACTTACAGAAAGAAAGTAAAATGGTTATTGCCGTAGAAGGGACTAAGTCCTTTTCTGATTATGATATATTTATGAGAGCAATGGGAATTGCTTTATCTAATAATACTGATTCTGAGATAACAATATGGTCTGCTGGTCCTCATACTATAAATAGTTTTACTGCTGCATTTTGTAATTCATCAGAAAACTTTTTAAAGCAAAAGGGTTTTAAGATTAAGTTCTCAAAGGCACCAACATTTTGGGTAGCAGATAATTTATCTTATGTTAACTACTTTGCCTTTTTTAGTGCACCTAAAGAATCTTTGTCAAGACTTGCCCAACAAGCAGAACTACTAGAGAGTTGTGAACTTGGAATTTTTAGATATTAGTCTTAATACTTGGTCGATAATAATATTGTTTACACAAATTATATTCTTTACCTGTATGAGCCTAGCAGTTTTTGGGGGTAGAGGAAATATACTACTATTTTCTTCTATAGTAACATCATTCATACTTAGTCAAATAACACTATTTGCATATGGACTTGTTACAAAGCAATTAGGATTTATATTAATACCTGTATATCAAATATTCTTAGTTATGATTACATACATATATATAAATAATTCAAGTGTAGAATTAATGGAGGAAATAGAATATGATAGTGAATAGTTTTGATAAAATGGAAACAATAGTAAAGTCTAATCCTAATTTTGAATGGGATAATTGGACAGTTGTAGTTTATACAGATGATGATGGGTATTATACTAAAAATGGTGTATTTAAAGATAATAAATGGATGACTAAATATAGGTTTGAAATGGTGGATCATGGTGTGTGGAATATTCCAGATAGGTTTATAACACATGTACAAGTTTAATGATAAGGCTTTATGCTTAAATATGGATACAAATTTATTTTTTGATAAATATGAAGAAAATAAAAATGTTGCAAAAACTGTTGACTCTTTGTGTGTTAGTTGTCCTGCACAAAGACAGTGCCTTGCATATGCCGTTAGCAATCAAGAATGGGGCGTATGGGGTGGGATATACTTTGAGGGTGGTAAGATATCTAAGGAGTTTAATTCACATAAGACAAAAGAGGACTGGTTTAATACCTGGTCTGGTGCAGTAATAGAGAGTTCATAATGTATACAGATCAAATGAAAAGAGCGGTAAGAACCTTTAAGGTCCCAAAAGAATTTAAAATAGATATACTTGACTACGATGCCTTTCTTACGATACAATTCTATGAGAGTCAGTGGAGACATTACACTGATGCAGAAAGATTTCAGTGCATTCAATACCTACAAAAGGTAAAGGGTGCTTTGGAAAAACTAGGAGCAAGGGTTGCTTTTGATCCTATTCTAGATGTAACATACAAAGATAAATAATCAGAGAAGAGAGAAGGTAAGATATGCCAGCAGTAACAACTATTGTAGGTAATCTAGTAAGAGATCCAGAGTCAAAAGAGTTTGGACCAGATAAAAATGTAACAAATATTCGTGTTGCATGTACAGACCGTATGCCAGATGGCAAGGGCGGTTGGAAAGACGGAGATACAGCATTTTACAATGTATCTGCATGGAGAAGTCTAGGAAAATATATGGCTTCCTCACTTAAAAAGGGCGATAAGGTTATCGTTCAAGGTAAAATTAAATACCATGAATTTAAAAAAAGTGATGGTACTAATGGTCATGCTTATGAAATTGAAGCAAGTGACGTTGGTCTTGCACTTTATTCTAAAACAGCAAAAAAAGATGGATCTAGCAATCCTTGGGATACATCTTCAAACACAACAACAGTAAATACTTCTAACGAACCAGATCCTTGGTTGTAATAAGATAGTATAATGATAGAGGGTGGAGAAATCTGCCCTCTATTTTATTTATTAGGAGACAATAAATGGGAATGTATATTCAATGGAAAGACGATAAAAATAAACAATCTTTTAAACCCAAAAAATGGCAGCCAATGCTATTTGATAAAAAAGATGCTATTGTTCCAACAGAAGAAGGTAAATGCTTTTGGGAAGCACAACTACATTTAACTCTACCAAAAACAGGTAGACCAACATATGTAAAAATGAATTACTCAAGAGATTATAAAGGAAAAAATGATACTACTGGAACAAATACATACGCTATTCCAGCAGATGTAGAATCTGTACAGTTTACACTCTCATGGTTCTTTAACGCTAATCCAAGCACACCAATTTCGTGTATGGTTTATCACAATGGATCAACAGACATTGTTTCTGAAATAAGACAATTCAAAGGAATGATATTATAATGGCATCACCAATTAAAGATGGAAAGATTACAACAGCATACAAAAAACTAGGTAAGATGTGGTCGAAAGGCTATCATACTGGGGTCGACTATGCAGTTAAGACAGGAACACCAGTACTTGCAGTTGCAGATGGAAAGATTGAACCAGCAAGTTGGGGTAAATCCTACGGAACTCAAGCAGTACAAAAGGTAGCAGGTGGATGGGTAATTTATGCACATCTATCAAAACTTGATGTAAAAGCAGGAGATAAAGTAACTAAGGGTCAACAAATTGGATTAAGTGGAAACACAGGAAATTCTTCTGGACCACACTTACATTTTGAAATGCGTGACAACATTCGTTGGTCAGCAGGAAAAGATATAGATCCAACAGCAATTCTTAACTCATAATACAATATAACTTTAATTAATAAAGTATAATGTAAGTAGGCATATATTGCCTTGGAGTGAAAAGGAATTAATAAAAGAAGAATTAAAATAAGAGCAATGCTTTTAGCACCATTGTTATTAGCATTGTTCTTTTCTTTTGTACCCCAAACTAATGCAAACGTAGCACCTTGTGATACTTATCAAGTAAACGGTGGCGATCAAGCATTC